AGCCCTCTACCGTTTGCCTTGCACAGAGCTCTATTTTTTGTAAGCCCCCCCCCGTACCTAAGAGCTTTACAATTCTATCCCTAGTTTCCGCTGGCTTTTTACTATGCTCCTCAATGTGAGAGATAATAACACTATGTACCCCAGCATCAGCCCTCTTAGGATTACCTCTGGTAGCTAAGAGGCAAAGCTCCGCATTTGCTCTAGTCCATCTACCCATACCCCAGAAAAGAGTATCCGCTTTCTTATTCTGCTTAATCCATGTAAAAGCACAGGTTTTATACTCAAAGCCCCATGCCTTAATCACATCAAAAGCCTCATTGAGCTTAGGCATTGTAACCCAGAGAAAGAGTACACAATCATCAGCCGCAAGCTCTTTTACAGGTAACTTACATATATCCTCTAAGCTCATAACAGGATATTTACACCCAGCACCTCTATTACCCGCTAAAGCCTTATCCTTATAGCTCCATGCTGGATCTGCATAAATGATACCGTACTTGTTTTGCGTTCTAAAAATATCTACTTTCAAAAAGATAACCTCCCTTTGTGTTTAACCGATCTTAATCACAAAGAGAGGCATTTTTTAGATTACCTCAAATAATCTCTCTATTTTCTGGAGCCCCTCAGATCTGGTACTGGCTAAACAAACCTTTACAGGCTTACTCCAGATTTCCTTAAAGCCATCAGGCATCCAATATTCAGATACCAGCACTGTATTTTTCTTAGCCATCTTGATACACCAATTATAAAAATAATCGTGATCGAAACTACCCGCCGCTTTATATTGCCCTGTACCTCTGTACGGCGGATCACAATAGATTACAGCACCCTCAATATCCTCTAGCTCTCTGTAATCCTTTACCCCAAACTCTATACCCTTGAGGTTAGGTACTTGCTTAAAGGTGTAATTATAAGCCTCTCTACAATAATCTCTCTTACCTACCTTATCTCTCCTGTAGCAATCAAAAAACTTACCTCCATAAGAGAGCTGATACCCACAATACCCCACCAGCTCAGGCGGGTACTGATCTTTGTGCTCTTTAATCTCTTTATACTCAGCCTCAGTAACATTAAGAGGCGGTATCCAGCCATCCCTCAGAGCTGAGAGGGTAGCGATAACATAAGGCTCAATATCATAGCCTATACGCCTCTCACACTGGATCTTATCAATCACATTAGCCCCACCAGTAAAAGGCTCTATGTAAAGGCTTACCCCCCCCTGATAATATAGCTCTGGATAATCGGTACAATATCCTTAGCTAATCGGTTTTTACTTCCCATATAACGCATAATAAAAGTATTCCTCCTTTTTGAGTGGTACTCATCCTAATCTCAAAAAGGAGGAATATTTAGAGCTAATAGATATCTTTTTTTAAGGCGTTCATGATCCAAACTAGCTCATTTACTGTAACCTCTATTCTCATTTCACCCCGATCTTGCTCTTGTATCAGCTTTACCTTTAACTTATCTAGGAGCTTTTTCTTTTTTTTTGCTATTAGATCCATTTTCATAGTATCCTTATTCATAGCATCACTCCTCCTCTAAAAACTCATCAGCCAAATTTTCACCATACCAATAATCATTTACCTCAGCATCCACACTCATAGGGAGATCTATAAGACTATGCCCCACTCTCCGCATAGTGGTTACTAAGAGATCTGCACCCGCCTTAACATTCTCTACAGGTACCTCCATGATAAGCTCATCATGCACGGTAATAACCATGTGGCAATCCAGAGCCTTATACTGAGGATCATTGTAGATAGCGATCATAGCCAGTTTCATAATATCAGCACTGGAGCCCTGTATCACACTGTTTAAGCTCTGCCTATGAGCCTCCTGATACTTATAATCATCATGATCTGGTATCTGCATATCAGGGAGCCTCCGCTTTCTACCGCATACAGTAGTTACATACCCATACTCCTCAGCCATTTTCTCAATCTGGAGCCTGAGCTGAGCTACCTTAGGAAAGCTCTTGTAAAAGTTATCTATGAGCTCCTGAGCCCACTGAGCACTCTTATCAAATTGCTCACCGATAGCCGCCGCCCCTCTCTCATACATGATACCCAGTAGTACACTTTTCATGGTAGTACGCCGCTCCTTACCAGCCGCATTTACACTACCATCAGGGTAAAACTCTCTGCACTCCTCATAAGGCACACCGTACACCTTAGAGCCCATGATAGCATAGAGATCTTGCCCCTCTCTGTACGCCTCAATCATGTTTTCATCACCAGAAACATAAGCTAATACACGGGGCTCAATCTGGCTAAAATCTCCGCCTACCAGCTTATAACCCTCTCTAGCTCTAAAGATCTTTCTGATCCTCTTTTCGTGGCTAGGGATATTCTGGAGGTTTACCTTAGTAACGATATCAGAGCTACTAAATCTACCAGTACGAGCTCCATACTGATTAAAGGTAGTATGTACTGCATCCGTTTTCTCATCTTTCACAGCGGGGATCTTATCAATGTAGGTACCTAAGAGCTTTCCGCACTCTTTGTATCTCCGGTAGTTATCCAGAAACTCTACAAACCGCTCACCCTTTTTAGTACCAGCTTTCTTAGCTTTTCTCCTATGTTGCTGGATAATCTTATCACCAGTACCTCTAGGCTCTTTGCGGCTCACACTCTTAAGCCCAAACACATCATAGAGTAAACAAGCCATCTGCTGAGGGCTATTGTAATTGATCTTACAGGTACCCTTAGTAAGCCTCATGAGAGTAGGATGATCCTTGATATACTCCTCAAACTCAGCTACATACTCATCACAGAGCTTTTCTTTTTCCACCATCTCAGCATTAAAGATCTCAGAGAGCTCCTTAGCATAATCCTCACGGATAGCAACGCCTCTAAGCTCCATATCAGCACACACATCAATAAGAGGCATCTCAATATTACGAAAAACCCAGTAAAGCCTCCGGTAGTCCTTACGCTCAGCATCCTCTCTCAGATACTCTTTCTGAAACTGGTAGAGAGCCCATGTTTTATAGCCATCATTAGCACCATAGATACCAAAAATATCTATAGGGAGGTAGTTAGCGGGTATATCCTCAAACAGGCTACCAAAATCCTCATCAGATCCCTCACCATTGAGGATATACTTATTGTACAAAGGCTTTAAGCCGTGCTTTTCATTCTCATTAAGCACCCATGCCGCAATCTCTGTATCCCACCATACATTAGCGATCCTTTGCCCCCACTGAAAGATAAAGTTTTTATCATCAAACTTTATATTGTGGTTAATCGTCTTAAGGGCGGCATCTGCTAAGTAGGGGAGCATTACGCTCTTGCACTCCTCCTCAGTCATTTGCCCAGCTACTCTCTTATTTTCAAGATCTGTATGGTTAAACGGTACATAAGCACTAGGCTCATCAGGGGTATAGATACAGATACCTACCAGAATATCCTTATACACATCAAGCCCAGTAGTTTCTACATCAATTACATACTCCCCATTAGCTCTAGCATGATCCATAAACGCCTTGAGCCGCTCAGGTGTACGGATGATCTCCATCTCACCCTCAGCCTTGAGCCTACCGCTCTTTACAAGCTCCTGTACTACCTCCAGAGCCTTAACAAGGGTATTATGATTTCTCTTTACCGCTACATTACTTATTTTCTTATGAGCAAGGCGGCTACTAATATCATCATAGGATACCTCCGCTCTACTCATATCAAGGGATAACTCTCTATCCATGATCCTTTACCTCCTTTAAGAAATAAGGGAGGCTATTGCTAGCCTCCCTGTAACCCACTTAGAAAACCCTGTTAGCCGCCGCTCTACCACCGCTCTTGCCGCCGTTACCAGAGCCCTCACCCTCTGAGTTATTGCCTCTGTTAAGCTGGAGCCTACCCTCAATAGCCTTAATCTGCTCCTCTTTATCCAGATCCAAGATAAGGGAGCCTACCAAATTCTGAGCCTCAGGTACCTCCATCTCAGTAGGATCTTTAGGGAAATACTGATAGGTAGTTTTCAGAGAGCCCTTAGCTCCAGATCTCACAATCTTGATATTACGCTTAGTGAGATCCCCATACTCAGAGGTAAGCCCAATCATCTGCTTAATATCAGTGAGCCCACGCTCCCAGAGCTGTACCCGTTTATCCTTATCCTTTTCATCCAGATTAAGCATCTGGAGAAACATTCTCAGGCTAGGCTTATTGCCGCTCTTGCAAAGCTCACAGCCCTCACCCTTACAGAGTACAGTACGATCACGCCCAGAGCCATCCACATCCAGCTTATGCACCTCATAGATAGGAAAATCATAATCAGGCTCTCCAGTCTGAGGATCGGTACCAACCTCTCCCTTATGGAGGAGGCGTACTACCGCACTATCTCCATCATCCTTAAGCTGAAACCAGCCAGTTTTAGTAAAGCCCCCGTTATCGTACTTTTTAATAAGATCCTGCAATCCCATGATCCTTTACCTCCTTAAAATTCTTTTATGATCGTGTATATTGCTTACATCAAAGCCTTTACAGCCCCTACCATACTGCTAATAGCGAATTGCCTAGTTACATCTCTACCTACCAGTACATCCGCCTTACGCTCATCACGCTTTACCAGTACAATAGCCTTACCCTGAATAATTGCTAACAGCGTATTCAAAGCTCTCATACAGCAAACCCTCCTTAGCCTCTGTTTGTGTATTTCTCATTTACTTGAGATACTTAACCTAATCAGAAAGCGGGGAGATTTTTAGACCGTATATCCAGCCAAAACAAACTTTTTTCTAATCTGCTTAAAATAGTAGTTTGCGGTAGCTGGAGTGCATTTGAGAGCCTTAGCCACTTCACCCTTAGTACCGCCCTCCATGAGCACGGTAACTACTACTTGCTCCTTTTCATTGAGCCCCAGCGATCTAATAAACTGCATAAACTCAATAGAGCTAATATCCCCACACTCTACCGAAAAGTAGCTATCACCCTCAGAGCCGCCCTCACGGTTTATCTCCACTAAGCTCTCATAGCTCACAGAGGGGGTACCGCTATTGCGTTTCTGGCGTGTTTCTGAGTTATAGATCCTACTCAAGTGCTGGCGTACATACACTTTGAGGAGGTTAGAAAAGGTGAGCCCTCTCTCCTCATCAAAATTATCAATAGCCCTCAGCATAGGGATATAAGCCTCCTGTATGAGATCCTCCAGCTCAGCATTAGGGATACTATGTACAAACGGCTCCACAATCACATACATAAGCCCTTTATTTTGATCTATCAGATCCGCTAAGTACCTCTCATCCCTTGTATCCCTGTAGAGTATTACTAACTCCTCATTTGATTTTGATCCTGTAAACATCCTGTATCCTCCTTTAATATCCTGTTAGGTAGTCCATCCAGCTACCTCTAAACTGCCTGACTAAATCGTTTATATCCTTGAGATCCGTATCCCAAGAAAGATTAGTAAACCTAAAGCCTTTTGGTATCAGCATCCGCTTGATCTGAGCGGCTCCTTTTCGCCCAGCATCATCATTATCAAGAGCCAGTACAAAACGCCTAAAAGGTGTACTCTCCAGCTCCTTACATTGAGCCTCTGAGATATGAGAGCCCATGATAGCTATAGCAAACTTGCCCTCCGCTATAAGAGTTAGAGCATCTATCTCACTCTCTGTAATCCAGATCTCACTCTCTGCATCAGCGATACTACCAGAGCTCCAGAAAGCCTCATGTAGTAGCTCATAGAGCCCAAAGATCTGAGAGGTTTTATCAATATCCTTAGCATTGTAGAAATGCTTTCCTACTAGGCTCCTACCCTTGTAAAAAGCCACCTTGCCGCTCAAATCCCTGATAGGGAAAAGCACCACTCCATCATCAGGATCAAACCCTAGCTTGTAAGCATCTATAATCCAGCTAGGTAATGCCCTTTTGTGGAGATACTCACAGGCGGCTTTACTCTTTAAGAGCTCCTGATAAAACCTCTCTACCTCAGCCTCATCCATGTAAGAAACTTTCTCAGCTTGTCCTCTGTAGAGGTTTAGCTCTATAGGCTCTCTCTCCGCCGCTGAGTAGTTATATCTAGCCACCAGCCACTTAAAACCCTGTATAGGGGAGGAGAGCCCTAAGAGATCCGCTACAAATTGAGGTAAATCCGCCGTGTAGCCACAGGTATAACAGTGAACGGTACCCGCCTCATACTTGCGGTTTTTATCCAGCTTTTCTCTGAGTAGCACTCCACAGGAGGGCTTATTTTCCTTGCCGCCTTTGTGAAAAGGGCAAGTACACATAAGATCTGAGCCTGTATTGTTTATCTCTCTGAGTAAGCCATCCTCAAACCGCTCCAGCTTGAGATCCTCAATCACTTGCTCTACCGTAGCTACAATGGGGGTACCCCATACGGTTATCACTTTTTACCGCCCTTTTTAGGAGCCGTGAGCTTGAGGGTTACAATGGGAGTAACCTTGAGGCAATCGGTAAGCACCTCCTGAGGCAATCTACCAGCCTCTACCGCTTGCATAGTGGTATCCTCATCCACTACCTCCTTAAAGCTGATACAATCCTCAAGCCCTCTCTCATGGAGCTCACTAAGGAGCCGCTCCTCATCAATGCTCTTACGCTCAGAGGGGATACGCTCAAACAGGTAGCCCTCATCATCTGTAAAGGCTTTCTCCCCCGCATCCTCCATAGCATCCTTGAGGAGCTTTTTATATTTCTCCTCCTCTTTCTTTGCCGCCTCAAAAGCCAGCTTTTTAGCTTTATAGGCTGAGTACAATTCTTTGAGATCCATCCTGATCTACCTCCTGTAAAAGATTTTTGAATATCCTAAAACTACTGTTTTCCAGTAGTCGATAGGCAAAAAAAATATTGCAAGGCGTAAAATTGCCCTATTATACACCCCCCGTCTACTGTTTTACAGTATACACTATCCCGCTACTGCTTGTCAATAGTTTTTTAGTTTTACAGTAATTATTTTGAATTTTACTTTACTTTTCTACTGGATAGTGGTATAATATCAGTAATCCTAGTAGAGAGGAGGTGAGAAATTGAGCACCAAATCTCCTCTAACTGATAACTTTGTAAGAGCCTTGAGCTACTACATTTCAATATCTGGTAAGACTAAAAAAGAGATAGCGGAGGCAATAGGAGTACCGCCTACCACATTCTCATCATGGAGTAACGGTAAGCATTTGCCTGATATGGATGATCTACAGCGCATATCAGAGTATCTAGGAGCTCCAATCTCCCAGTTTTACAAATTTACCGCCCAATCCGATCCGCCACCAGATCCGCTACTTAAAGAGCTCATTGAGATCTACAGCCAGTTATCAAACGAGGATAAACTCTTAGTAAGAGGGGTAGCACTTAGGATCTTACAACTCTACAAAAACTAGCCCATCTTACAGAGTGGGGAGGGGAGCCGCAAGGCTCCTCTTTCTTTTTCTTACGCCCCACCTAACGCAGGCACCCTCTCCCTGAGGGGAGTGGCATTACCCTCTTTGCTCCAGTCCATGTAAGCAAGGGGGATCTGGTACAACTCACTAAGTTTCTGAGCATGGGGCATCTTAGGAGCTGATACCCCTTTTTCCCAGCTAATAAGAGTTTGCTCTGTTACCCCTACAACCTTTGCCGCCTCTTTCTGAGTGTAGCCAGCCTGTACTCTACAGGCGGCTAGCCTCCATTTCATCTCAAAGAAATTCATACGCCCTCCCATTCTGGTATCTATCCAGTTCATCAGCGGTAATCACTGTTTTTACCGTAGGTACCATGATAGTAACCTGAGTAGGGGTAAGCTCTCCTCTCTGGATCATTCTCTGCACTGTACGACGGCTACAGCCCAATCTACCAGCCACCTCATCATAGGTATAACCACTGGCACCAGAGCCAACCTCAGGTTCAGCAGAGCACTCTGTAAATACCCCTTTGTACTTACGCTTAAACTCCTCACTCTTTACACCGATAATCCTACCAGCGATAAGCTCACAGCCTTTAAGAGTAACCTCATAGCCTGATCTAGTCTTATTGAGCCCATCCTTGTAAGTGCTCTCCACAAAATACTCAGGAGCCACCTCACCCAGATTAGCTACATACTTTCTAAGATCTCTCATAAAGTTATCATGCCGCTTACCCAGCATCTCAGCTACCGCTTTACTACTCAATGTTTGCACAAAAATAGCCTCCTTTACTATCAGATACTAAACCTAATCAGTAAAGGAGGCTATTTTTAGATACCCGCTCAAAAGTTTTTTAGTTTTTCTTTTCTGCTCCCTTATCCACAATCATAAACCGCTCTACAGCCACCCCATTTAGAGGCTCATCATCCATCACCAAAGGGTTACCCATAATACCGCCCAAAAAGAGAGCCATCATATCACTCACCTCATCTATCTCCTTTTGATCTTTATATCTGAGGCTATACAGATCTCCATCATCTGAGAGATACATAGGCACTAGCTTACCCTTAGGCACCTTACCCATACGCTTAAAAGCCATAATCCTTAGCACCCCCTCTCTTAGGCTTATCCGCCGCCGTGCCTGTTTTCTCCTCAGGGTTTTCAGAGAGTAGAGGCTTGAGATAGCCAGTATTTATATCCCAGATCATAAGTACCTCTTTGTTATTCACGCCGTACCTATTCTTTTTGAGAGCTATTTTGAGAGTACCATCTATCACGCTGAGGGATAATACTCTACTGGAGTTTTGCCCTACCAAATCGCTCTCAGCCAGATCATGTAGTTCAGGGCTCTCTCCCTTTTTACGGTTTTTAACCGCCTCTCTGTTTGCCTGAGCTAAGAGGAGTACGGGCTTTTTCAGCTCCTTACTCATCAAAAAGAGATCCTCTGAGATATTACCGTAGGCTATTCTAGGTATATCCGCTTTTCTCCTATCACTCATAAGAGAGAGCTGATCCACTACAATCATATCAGCATTATGCTTTATAGCCAGCTCTTTGATCTCCTCTACATTAGGCTTACGCCCATTAAAATCATCAGGAGTAACCACGATAAAGCCGCTCTTTTGAGAGAGCTGATTTATGTAGTTTTCGTAATCCTCAGCCAGATACCGCCCACCATCAGTATCAGGCTTTACCCCAAGAGTACCAGCACCATTAAGCAAGCCGCTGTTTGAAAAGTGCTTATTGAGAGTATCAAACCTAAAGCCTATGATCTCTCTACTCATCTCTCCGGAGTAAAAGAG